TGCCGTGCTGCCTATAAGAGGATATATTACCTACTGCACGCCGTTTAAGATCGTTCGCACTTCGTAGGTGTAAGTTCCGGCGACGAGTGTCGCCGCGTCAGCCTGTGTGAGATTGATAAGGATCGCGCACTTGGTCGTCGTATTGAGTGCAAGTGGATTCGCTGCGAGCGAGATGTCCGCCGCGAACAGCGGAGACAAACCGCCGTTGTCCTTTGTCAGTACAACTGAGCCGCCCGAGTAGATTGTCAGGACGACCCGGGCGACGCCATTGCTAAGTCCTGCGGTTCCCGACGAGTATGTCTTGCCTCCGTTCGTCAGATCAACGGGAGCGCCAACGTGTCGATCCGTCACGACAACACAATGCGTATAACTCTCACCTTGTCGGAAACTAAAATCGATCGCCATTTAAAACACTCCCTGCACAATTGAATCAACAAACGTCGCCACTTCGGTCGTGCAACTCGCACACGGCCCGATGATTAATGAGTTGCCTTTAATGACTAGCTCTTGCGTCCCGTCAGCGAACGTGACCCGCAATTCATACGGATAAGTCATCGTTGCCGTCGTTGACCCGATGCCAAATGCGGGACTCGTATCGTCAGGATTAAATGTTATCATAAACTGCGGCACGATGTCGGGAGGCGATGCTCCGTCGTATCCTGTCGCATTTGTTATCACGACGGTCGCATCCGCCATGTGCTTTCGTAAGATCACACGACCGGCCGACAATGCAACGAACACGATATTTAAAGCGTTTGTTAAGTTCACCGGAACTGGCGGCGTTGCGTTATTGGTGAGTGTGACGGACTCATACCAAGTGTCGCCCGCATCAAGTGTAATATCGTTGGCCATGTTGTTCTTATTCTCCTTTTCTCCGCAACTTCCTCACGGCATTAATATCGAATGAGTTGTCCATAACTGCCTCAAGTGGCAACGGTTCCGGTAAGTCCGCATTGAGCGATCCTGATCTTGTGCTCGTCGCGCTCAGTTGTTGGATAAACAACTTCCATACCGGCGATAGGATCATATACTGCGAGCATCCGCCTTTGATCAATGCGGGGATTGCCGTTGCTTGGCTTACCAGTATGACCGCGCCGACGTATTGCGGGCATCCCGCTTGAATTGCCGCGCTGAATCCTGCGGCATTGAAGACCCACTGAGTCCCTACTAGCGATTCCGTGCAGATCCCGGCTTGTAACTGACCCGCGCCTGCCGTCGCTGTGAGTATATTGATTGGTGCGACGAGCGCCACGGAACCATATCCGGCTTCCAATTGCCCGGAACCTTCGGTCGCCGTGAGTGTGTAGTTCACTCGAAGGCTTGGAGTGTAGGGCGCACACGCCGCAAATACCGTGTTCTTTGTCGCACCCGTCGTTGTTGTGTAGGTCACGGCCGCCGACTTGACGTATGTCGAGCACGATCCCTGAGTCGTTTGTCGCGCTGCCGTCGCTGTCGTTGTCCATGTCGTGACCATTCATGTTCTCTATTTTTTATGGGATCAACTGCATAAACAGGCCGGTCGTGCCTCCGAGAAGCACCTCGCACTTGTCGCCTGCCGCATTGTTCCCCATGAGGATTGTTGAACTCGCTGAATACGAGTGCGCCGTCGCGCTGTTGAGTGTGATCGACACGCCTGCCGAGATTGACTTGATCGTGTTTGCTTCCCAATTTGCCGATCCGCTGTCCAAGATAATGACCTGACCGCCGTTCACGCCTGCCGAGTAGACGACGAATCCTGTCGTTGATGCCGTGGCAATCGCCGTGGTTTGCCCGTTGCTTATCGTGCCGGAACTCGTTGAGCTGATGCTTCCGCCGCACAGGTCGAGATAGCCGAGCAACGGTGACGTGTTTGTTGCTCCGCCCTTACGATAAATGACGAGTCCCTGCATTCCGGTATATGTCGCATTGGTGAATAGGAAACCATTTAATGCGCTGCCTGACGCCGGTGCTTGCATGCTCGAGTGGCTCGCAAAGAACTCAGCGTATATCAGTGGCGACGCGGACGTGTCTATGTATGGCGCGATCGTGGTGAGCGGAACGCCTCCGGCGGCATACGGAGAGTTGCCGGTGAATCCTGATTGATTGGCGATGTCATAGTTCGATATGTCCGACCAGTGAATGTGAGTCGTTTTGTTCTGAGCATACGGCACATTGTTATACGGCCCGACAAGAGCGCCATAAAACGTGTCGTTTGTCCAATCGAATTTTGCATCCGTTCCTCCGGCGGCCACGTTTGGCATAGCGCCGCATAAGAGCGCAGCGCCGTTGTAGTATAGATGCCCTTGCAGTGTCGTTATTGTCATTTGGTTCTCCTAAGCGTTCCAACCAATCGGGATCGTCACGCCTTGATTTGTTTCAAGCGTCGCGGTTGTTTCCTCCATCACCGGGGCGAAGTCAGTATCGAGACACATACTCTCCCAAAATTTTATCTGTCCGATGATACTGAGCGGAAGCGTCGGATTGCTACCTACTGTATCATAAGCTGCGGTAGAATAGATGCCCGGCCCTATTAGACAGCCCCCGCCTAACCAATTTACATCCATCGGCATAAATTCCACGACGTCTATTTTGCCAATCGCCGGTTTTAAGATGAACTCAAGATATGCCCTTGCGAGTCGTTGCATTGACGAGAGCGGGAGCACGACAGTATCGGGCGCTCCGAACCCATCCACCGGGAATAGAATATCTGACCACCATTGCGTCGCGTTTCCTGCGCCTTCACTAACTGCCGTCGTGATTCCTCGCGTGTATCCATTGCCGTATAATTCGGGATGGTTCTGCATTGTCCATTGTTCAATCGCCGCCGCTCCTGTTATTTCACAAATCGTATAGCATTCCCATATCCACTGATCGACCAAGGCACGCCTCGCCGGATAACCCATTGTCGTGTTCATGATTGAACCATACGCCTGTGCGATCGGCGGGAGCGGATGCGATGGCCCCCCACGACCACCTCCATAATAACAACGTTGTGATGCCAGTTTGCCCGCGTTGTGTGCGTGGTTTGCCATCCATATAACGCCATTGTCATACGCTGCCTCTGTTCCGTATCCGAGTAGATATGACCCTTCGGCATCATACATCGCCATGCAGTCGCCAAAAAGAGTTTCGTATTGGTCGACCGTTGTGCTCGGCGTCAATCCATACGTCGCAACTCCCGCGTCAGAGAGGAACGATTCGATCTCAAGCCAAACCTTAACTCCTGCGTCCCTGAGAACATGGAAGTCTGCGATAACCTGTTCCGCGATGTTCGTGTCAGTGAGTAGGTTCGCAGTGACAAACGGATGGCAACAATACGCTGAGTTATGCGCTGCCATGTATGCCAACGTCGGAGCGTCGGTGTTTGCCAAACCGCCGAATAGTCCTGTGTGCGAGTTAGTGTCGCAATACGTCATGATCTGTGTTGGCATGTTCTTCTCTTATTGCGGGACATACAGTAGACGAGCGCCCATGTTGATTCCCGTTTGGTTATAATTGACTACGTTGCCGGACGTCGGAGTTGTGTATGCAACTGTCCAGCCTTCGCCGAGGTGAACGAATTGGTTGCCCGTTGCGGTGTAAAACTGTCCACAAAGATAGTGCTGCGGATCTGATTGTGCTATCGTTAGCGGGAGGAACATCCAATCATAGGTCGCGCTTGAGATCAGGTCGGTCGGATTCCTATACGCCGTAACGTTGCTTATGGCGAGTCCTGTGTCCACATACGGGGATGCAAACGTGTTATCATTTGCCGATGCAGTTCCGTGATCGGCGATCCATACCTCATAATTATGAAAGTTGAGACCGTCTATTAAACACGACAGATTGCCCCACGGATTCTCAAGGCCGCGATATGAGATCGCTGTCACCGCGACGCCTGTGTCGGGTGAGACAAGACCGTCAGGTGCTGAGGTTGTAAAAGCCACAGTTCCCGTCGTGTTGCCGAGTTGATTGTTCGTGACCGTTGACAAACCGTTGCCTGTGTGACCTGTGAGGCACGGCCCGACTCTGTGTCCTTCACCGACTGCGCCTCCTCCTGCTATATTACTAATACCTGAGCCGAGGAGACTGTAAACATAAAACGAGCCGTATTCGATATATAACGGCAGTTGCCATGCCGCATACGCAAGATAATCAACAAGTCCCCATCCTGCGCCCCGCGCCTGTGCATACGTGCGATAATTATCAAGAGTTGTCGAATAGGTCGGGATCACTCCTGCCTTTGATTCAAGTTTTGAGCTATTATTATATGCTTCGTATGCGCCGAATGCGATCCACGGCTTTGTCATGTTGCCCCGCGTGAACGCAGGATGTAACTTCCAAGTGACCGCTGATCCGCCGACCGTATCCGTTGACGCGCCGGTCGGTGAGATATACCATCGATAAAGGTTGTCGGTTCCGGGCGTGTGGTTCGTGTAATAGTAATAAGCGCCGAGCATCCACATCGCCTGACCCTGTGCCGCAACGCCCGCGATTGAATCATCATAGCCGCATGGATATGATGCAGAGACGAGGCCACAGACCAGCATATTAACGCGGCGCATCCCTGACCACGGTGCGACGTTGTTAAGATACGCCGTCGATTGAGCGAGGTTCAATCCCGCGAGGTTCTCGAGACGTGTCAACGCCTGAGTCGAACGATTCCACGATAACCCTACTGTTTGACTCGTCATCGTTTTAATTCCGTGCGACCCAATTGACTGTCTGCGTTCTGCTTACCCATTTTCTTATGCCGATTGTACGAAGTAGATCTTGTCGCCTGCGTGAGCGCCGAACTGGTAATAAACGTTGGCGAGGTCGTTGACGGCGATTCTGACGGTTTGTCCTGGGTAAAGGGGATATGCTGGGGCCGCTCCGCCTATGAGGACGCCTGCTGCGTTGTTGGCTGCGTCGGCGACGACTTGTACTGCTGCTCCGCAGGGCGTCGAGACCGCTGCGAAGGGGTGAACGTTGGCGTTAGCCTGGGTGAATGAGCCTGAGACTACCGTTGTAGGGCCTATGACCTTGACGGCCAGGAAGTTCACGAGCTGGTTATACACGTTCACTAGGTCAGTAAGGCCTGCGTTCGTGACTGCGCCGACGGGGAGTTGGGCTGCACCCTGGATAGCTCCGAGTATGTCGTAGAGTGTGGCTTGGTTGGGTGCGGTGCCAACGATTTCGGGGTCGGTCATTAGCTCCCTCCCGTCAATAGTGCATCGTTCTCACGCACAGCGAAAACTTGCGCTCCGCCTGCTACGGGTACAATGCTCCAGCCTGCGCCGAGGTCCTGTATTGATATTAAAGGGTTGACGTGACCATTTACCGTCCCAAGAAGGTAATACACACAGTAACGAGGTGCAAGTGGTGGATCATCTTTTAACAGGTCTACGGCTATGGGGATTGTCCAGTTAGGCTCTCGGCCTTTGATGTAGTCCTCTGTATTAGTCGCTATCGTATTGTGGATTGAGACTTGCATCCCGTTTGCTGAGTAGCCGCTGCCAACACACTCGTTCGCTGAGACGTCAGCCCAGACGCTATGAGTGTTCATGTTGGGTGTGTACGCACTCGTTACGAGGGCTGCGTAGACTGGTAGGAGTGGGCTACCGATAGCTTCTGTGGGCCAGTTGTCGTAGCTTAGGTTGGCATAGGCGTTTGGTCCGTTATAGCATGTTCCGGTCATTTATTATCACTTTCTTCGTCTTGGTGGGTTATTCGGGTCCTGTGTTTTCTGTGAATTAGGTTTAGGAACGTTCCCTGCTGGATTCTCACTTGCACCCATGAGTGGTCGCCCGTTCGGGGCTGGTGGGAGTCCTGGTTGCGTGTTGCCAGGCTCTCCGTATTGTGGGGTTGGTCCGAGGCCTGATTTGAGTCGTGCGGCCTCTCCAGCGAGGGACTCTGGGGTTAAGTTAAGGGGGATCAGGCGTTCGTCCGCTTCCGGTCCGAGGTTCTTGAGGCCTAGGATCTCACGGGTCTCGTTGACCGTGGCTGCTCCGCCTGCGAGGGCTCTGAGGGCTCGGTCATAGGTGTCCGTGGTATCCTCAGCGATGGCTTCGATCTCCGTGGTGTCGTAGTTGAGATAGACGCCGCCACCGAAGAGTGGGACAAGCCAGTGATTGAACTCGCCGAGGAGATAATCGAGGAGTGGGAGGACTGTTTCTTTATAGAAGCCCTCTCGTGATTCTTTGAAGTTTGAGTATGTCTTGGCAGTCTCTTCCGCGATGAGTTGGGGTGGGACGCCGAAGGCAGAGCAGATCTTACGGGTGTTGAGGAGGTACATGTTGTGGAAGTCCATGTCCATCGGGTTCATGGTGATTTGCTTCCATTGTAGGTCTCCAGTGGTGGTGACAATGCGTCCAGCGTTCTGTTCTCCGCTATACGCCTGGCGCATACGGTCTTGGAGCTCCTGGAACGTGTTTTCGTCCATTGACTCTTCGTTTACGCTGACTATGCCGCTGGGGCGTCCGGAGTTCTTGACGAGCTCGTAATTCCACTTGGCGGCTGCGTTGTTGGCGTCTGCGTTGATGGCGCACGCCTGTATCGGGGATAGGCCGTAAAAGTCATCGAGAGGGTGGTATTTCTTGAGGTGCAGGACCTCGTAGGCGTTAAAGGAGACGTCCTGCATGTACATATAGCCGGATACGCGCTCACGATAATCGCCGCGAATAACGTGCATCCGGTAGGGAGGGAGGGTCCACAGTTCTCTTGGCTGACTGGTCTTGTTTTTATACGGCCCTACTTTTTCGATGAAGCAGTTGCCGCTATAAAAGAAGTCACCCACGATGTCTTCCATCCAGGCTTGATAGCTCTGTTCGGGGTTTGGGCGACGGATAAGGTTGATAAGGGGGTGCTTGTCGATCTCTTTGTCATCGTCGAGGCTGTAGAGGTGAAGGTCAATACCAGCGCAGGTCTTTTGCAGGAGGGAGATACACGCAAAGATGTCGGGGTTCTCCATGTACCCCTTGTTGGCAAGCTCACGCCAGTTGAATCGAGGGAATACTTGGGTTCCTGGAGGTAGGAGCACCCATGATTTGAAGGCCTGCGTCTGACGGGTTTCATACGCGAGGTCGTTAAGGAGTGTTGATTGTGGCATAATACTGAAAGTATGGCGTATACACTACTCGTGTTGTAATGGGTGGTGTAAGGGTAAAAAGAGTGTCGATAATTAGGCCTCGTGGTATATCCCGTAAAGGATGAGACCTAAACAAAATGATATTATTAGCACAACGAGCACGATTATTCCAACGTCATTCATTAGAATAGCTTGTAAGCTAGAACATAGGTCAGCGCAGCTATTACTGAACCGAATACGACGTATACAACCTTGGCAACATTGCTGGTAAGGTATGCGGTCTTATCGAGAACTTCGACCTTTGCGGCTACTTCTCCTGCTGTTTTTTCAATGGTGCTAAGCCGCACGTCCCAGGACGCGTCAGTAACCGCGTGGGTTTTACCATTTTCAACAAGGGACTTTATATCGGCCTTCATTTCCCGAATGTCGTCACCGAAGGATTCTACTGATGCACACGTCTTATACAATAACCTGAGCTCGTCGGGAGTCATCTCTTCTGCCACGCGGTATATTATACACCCGCACCATTATGCAACTGGCGATATTTAGTAGGGACACCAGGGGATCGGTGGTGGTAGTGGTGAAGGGACTGGTGACGGGGTTGGCCAGGGTGGTGCTGGGGTTGGGGTCGGAGTCGCCGTTGGCGTGGGTGATGGTGTTGGTGTGGGTGTAGCCGTCGGCTTTGGAGTTGGGGTTGGCGTCGGTGAGGGTGTAACTGAGGGTGTAACTGAGGGTGTAACACTGGGGTTTACGGTCGGATTAGGTGGTCCGACGGGGTTAATTGTAGGGTTCAACGAGAGAAATGCGACTGCCACTATAGCGATGAGTGCGAGGATGATAAAGATTTGTCCTGCGCGACGGCGCCGGTGGTGTCGTCTGTGGTGATGGTGTTCGTCTGTCATGAGGTATAAGAATAAAAAGAGAGAGGATTATTCCTCTCGGTCCCACCAATGGTGGTGGTGGTGTTTAGGCACCACGAGCACGCGCACGATCCTACTTTTTGAGGGTAGGTACTTGCGGTGCCGGTGGTGGTGGTGGTGGTGATGGCGGTGTTCGTCGATCATGCCGACTCTCCCGCGTAGGTTGTCTGGAACGCGAATACCCCTACTGTCGCTTCCGACATTGAAATAGAGTACGCGCCGGTTGCATCGGTAACTGCCGTTGCTCCGTCTACATCAGCGAATGTTCCGTCTGCCTGCCCCATCTGGAGCTGCACCGTCTGTCCGACGGGTATAGATCCGTCACCTGCGGTTAGCATACCAGAGACTGCGAACGGTTCGTCTACGTCAACCATAGCGAGACTTGCGACTGCCGTGAGTTGCGTAACAACTACGGGGACCTCAACATCTACGCTAACTGTGTTGCTTGTTGCTGCTGAATACGTGGTCATTTCTTATTGTCACCTCCTTTGAGGTTTGTTGATTATTGGATCAACCGTGATGGGTTTGCTCCAGGCGCATAGGACTTGATGATCTATGAAGCCCCGAAATGAGTTACAGCCTACCCTGCACTTCTTTACGGTGCGTCCCAGGTGGAGTTTGCCGTTGCCGTTGCCTCGGTTGGGGCATTTCACGTAGTAGGTAAACTTGTGAAGGGTTACGGGTATGGGGGTGATTGTTTCCATTTTCACGTTTTTGGCCGAAGTCCCCAGAACTTTATTCCATGGCTGTTGGTGGTGGCGGCTATGGCTCGGTCCATCTGCAGGCGGGTGAGGAGCTTCGAGATGTGGACTGGTGTTGTGTCGAGGGATTTAGCGATCTCCTGGCGGTTGAGGCGTTTGGGGTGCTGTGTTGTGAGGAGGTCGAGGATTTCTTGTTTACCCATCTATGTTGATCTCCAATAATCCGTTGCCTTTGGGCATCGGACACTCTTCTGCCCACGTATCACCTTTATATCGTATATGGCAAAATGCAAGCCCACCTTCCCTCACAATCAAGATGCTGTCAAAGTCACTGCCATTCTCAATGGTGATCTTCACGGTTACTCACCCAGCTCTCGGTGCCGTTCGACCTTCTCTCTCATTCGCTCCTGGCCCAGGCGTGCGAGGTGCCAGAAGTCCCAGCCCTCACGCTGGCACATTAATACTAACTGGGCCAGAACGTCCGACATTGCGATCTCAGCTTCTTTCTTGTGGATCCGTGAGCGTTCTTTGTCAACCCAGGCGTAGCGTCTGACGTAGGTGAGGTTCTTGGCGAGGTCGCCTACCTCGTAGGTGAGGACTGAGAACTGCTCAAGTGATGAGGTCTCGTGGGTCGGCAGGTCGATCAGCCGCTTGGGGGTTGGGTGAATCATCTAGTCGATCTCAGAGTCCGTCTCGTAGACTTGCCCTTCACCTTTCCGCTGGTCGAGGTAGCGTTCGCAGAGTCGTACGACAAACTCGTCGTCGTAGTCCATCGTGTCGTCGAGCTCGTCTTCCATACATCGTTTTGCCATGAGGAACGTCATGGCATCTTCATCGTCAAATTCTAGGGTTGTTTCCATTGTTTGCGTCTCCTACCCGCCATTGCGAGGTCTAGGATCTGTAGGCACTTCCGTCTGCATAGTACCCAACCTGCGATGAGACCGGCTGTGAACCAGGCGATGCAGGCAGTGACTATGAGGAGGGTGTTCATCGTTCGAAATAACGGCAATAAAATTTAGTGTGCATGTCAGGCATCCGGAGGAGCTGTTTGTAGTGGCCGCAGTCCAGGGTGTAGTATACTGAGCCATCGGGGGTTGTTGATGTGTACGGGATGCCACAGTGTTTGCAGCCGCAGCAGGGGTGCTCAGGCATAGTCCTCTGAGCGGCTGAGTTGGGTGACTGGTGTAGTGTTCTTGATGGCCTCGTACCAGAGTGCGTATTGATAATAGATCCAAAGGCATCGGTGATTGGTGAAGTCCCTGATTGGTGTGGGGCCGACGAAGTCCTCGAATTGTGCCCAAACGAGTCTGTCGATATTGTCGCTTGCGCGTTTATCGGGGTCAATTTTTACGCTGTGAGTAGTTGTCATCACTGTATATAGTATACAGCGATGAGTTATATGTCTTGCGGCTCGAAGATTTGCCAGTTGTCGAGGTACTTTTCAAATCGTGCTGGGCCTCCTGGGTTGCGTGTTGGTTTATCTGGTCTTTTTAAACCAGGGTACAAGTGTATAACTGTGGTAGAGATCGCGTCTTTTACAGGAACTAAATACCAAGCTTTACAGGGTGTCACCGTTACAGCTAACACATCAAACATATCAGCTTTATAACAAGTCGCTTTACGCCGTTGGCCCTGTATATACTCTCCATCTTTGTGTCTTACAGCAGCAATATATGAGGGGTGCTTTCGTTTTGGAGATGAATCTAGGAAATTAGTAGATTTCACCTGGACTTTAAATATCCTATCTCCGTTATCAATAGCAACATCGTAAGGGGAATTGTCCCCTCTTGGCTCCAAAACTAACAGGTCTCGCTGTGTGGCTTCATAAATAAAGGCGATCTCAGCAAGATCTCCTTTCTGACCATTCTGCACGCGAATAAAATATACATTAACCCTAATATAACTACTGCTTAGATGATGTCAAACAAGATTCTACGAGCCCTCATGCTCTGTGACAGTGTAGTGATCGCCATGGAGGTTGCGTCTACCTGGTCATCGTTCACACTTGTGGGAAAAGTAAGCATTTCTGCGATGTATTCAGAGACCCACGCCCGTAGTGAGGGTTGAGGTAGGAAGACTGAGCGGGATTCAAAGTAGGGTGAGACGACTTGAGCGCGTTCGAGTTTTGACTTATTCTGGGTGCGGTAGGCGATTATGCCTGGGACCTGACTTGAGAGCTCTTGGATAAGGCTTATTCCGGCTGCCGCGTCCTCGACTAACTTCTTTGTGATATACGGGTGCCTTTCGCAGAACTTAATAAACTCTCTTTTTGCCTTTGGAAACGTAAAGTGTCCGCGTACCTGGTCTATTAAGTAAAAGTGGGCCTTATATCGACCCCATGCTTGAAAGACACTATAGTCGCTGTCGATATTGTCTTTGAAGGCAAGGTCGCACGAGATAACCGTCTCTTGGTACGGTGGTGGTTCGTCTGGATTGTAGTATGATTCCATCCATTCTTGCTCAAAGACCCCGCCTGTTGGCCTTACCGTCCATGATCCGTTCAAAAGTTGGTCCTTGGTGACGCTGTCGAGGTTGTTGAGTGAGTCATAGTACGATTTGTCGAGGTGTGGGTTGTCGTGGGCCAAAGCGGGGACAAAAGCGC